ATCGGGAGCACAGCTTCAGGGATCAACTGTCGGCTTTGAATGTGGTGTTCATGGATCCCTTACTGTATTTTGCCCTGCTCCTGCAGGCGATCCTCGAGGTCTTTGCGCTGACTTTTCTGCTCAGCCAACTGCTCCAGGGCTGAAGCTGCAGCTTCCTCACGCTCACGACCGTGAGCCCGATCCTTATCCGCCAGCTGCTGGATATAACCTGCAGCCTGTTCAGCCAACTGCTTTCCGTAATCACTGGCCTGCCATACCCAAGCCCCACGCCCGCCGGCATAGAGCCCGACCGCCACGGCCAGAAGTGCGATACGCCAATTCAGCGGCATTACTGCAGCACCTCGAGCGCACGCTTGTAGAGCGCCTGGCGATCCTTCAACCCGTTCAGGCCACCATTGATACGGCGGGTGATCAGCTCGAACACCGAGTCATCAGCTTGCAGCACCTTGTCAGCGAGACTATTGAGCCCAGCCCGCTGCCAGTACCAACCGGCCGACAGCGACGCGTAGACTGGCTGCTCGAGCAGGTCGGGGGTGTTGAGTAGGCGGCTGTCACCGAACAGCGCTTCGCTGCAAGCCTCGTAGTTTTCGCGACCAGTGACCTGAATGAGCCCACGGCCACGGTACCGCTGACCATCGCCGTCAGCCGCCGGGGTGTTGCCGAGTCGCTCCGCCAGCCGCCCGGTGTCGTACTTGGCCAGGTAGGCATCGTTACCGAGCTCTCGCACATACAACAGCTGGCCCGATTCATGGCCCACTTGCGCAAGGAACGCAGCCATACGCCGAGGGGTGATGATCGAGTACTTGCCCATTGTTGCGTTGAGGCCGGGAACAAAAACGCCGGCTTTCGAGCCGGCGTTCGGGTAGATCTTCTGAAGTTGTTGAACCGAGATAGCCATTGATTTCTCCAGTAATGATGACGGCGTGCGGCCGAGGGGTTACAGCTGCTCGACCTTAAGCGGCTTGCTGTCTTTCTTTTTCTTGCCAGAGGCCTTGGCCTTGCCCTTCTTGCCGCCATTGCACTCGACGGTCGTGGTCCAACCGGACTGGGTGAACACCTGCTCTACCCCATCCACCAGGTACTCGCCATCGAGCCCCGGCTTGAAGCCCTGGGCGTTGATCGAGCGTTCTGCGAACAGGTCGGTGCGACCGGGCATTTCCAGGCGCACTCCAGCTGTGCTGCGGTTGAACGCAGCCAGGCGCGCCTTGGCGGCCTGCTGGGCGGCGGTTTTGTTCGGGTAGACATGGCGGTCGGTGTGCACCGGCGGCAGGCCTTCCGGCGACTCCTCGTTAGCCAGCTCGACCACCTGCAACTTGCCAGTCTTGGGGTCTTGGTGCTGGGTCTTCACGGCCTTTTGCGAATTGCGGTCACCGAGACGGAACTGGTACCTGGAAACGTCCGTCTTGTTGATGGTGATGACCGACAGCGCCTTGCCGGCGGTGCTTTGCCCGCCTTGGCGCGGCATCACCAGCAGCTTGCTTTCGGCCACCTTGGCGGTGCAGTCGTACTGCTTGGCCAGGCGGGTGACAAAGTTGTAATCCGACTCGTTGCGCTGGTCGACGCGCTCGACCTTCGTGTCGACCGGGCAAGACACCTCCCAGCCGTTGCGCTTGGCGATTTCCCCGACGATCTGCGACAGCGGCACGTTCTCCCAGCTGCCGCTGCGCACGGTCTTGCCGCTGCCGCGCATGTCGCTGGCCTTACCGCGAATCACGATAGTGTCGGGCGGCCCGCTCAGCTCCACCTCGTCGACGGTGTACGCCCCCAGACGGGTCAATCCTTGGCCCGCGTAGCCCATCATGACCACCACGCTGCTACCGCGCGCCGGCAGCGCAACGGCCTGATCGCGGTCGTCTATGCGCAACTCGAACTCGTCCGACTCCATGCCGGGCTTGTCCGAGGTGCGCAGCAGTAACAGGCGGTCATTGATCAGCGCGGTAATGTCGTTGCCGTCAGCGACGATTTGATACGTGGGTTTCATGCAGGCTCCAGAATGCAAAACCCCGCACTTGGCGGGGTTCGTTACGTGTAACGCGGTTTAGCCGAACAGCTGCAGCAGCTCGACCGCCGGCGCCGGAAGATCCGGCAGCAGGATCAGCAGGCCGGCGCGGTATGGCTGCGCCTGCCTGGCCAGATCCGGGTTGGCATCGAGCACGGCCTCGACGGTGCCGTTTAGGTGCCCGTAATGGTGCTGGCAGATCACATCGAGCAGATCCCCGTCAGACGTTCTGCAGGTCGTTGCCATAGCTCACAAACTCCAGGGTGAAGCCTTGTTTTCGAGGGATGCCGCCCGGCAGCAGGTGGCTTTGCTCTTCCTCGATACTGACCAGGCACCAATCGCCCAGTACCTCGCCGTAGCCCGTCACCAGCTTCAACGCCCGAAGGTTGCGGCCGATGGAACGCAGGGTGTTGAGTTGTTTCAAGCCACCCTTGTGGTGCGGGAAGATGGCGCCCTTGATCGTGATCTTTTCTTCACCCAGGCCCACGGCCTGCTGCGCCACACTTCGACGCAAGCGCTCCTGACCCTGCCAACGAAACGACGCCTGCCGGCGCAGTTCGTCAAACGCGGCCGTACCAAGGTTGAAGTAGTAAGGCTGAGCATTGGGCTCATACGGCATGATGATCAGTAGGTGCGGGAATGGCGCGACTGCCTCGGGCTTTGGCGTGGTGGTAGCTACAAGCCCTTGGCTTGGTGTGATATTGGCTACCGATGGACTGACCCCGTTCGAAATGCGCCGGGCCTCGGATGTAACCTTGCCCGCCATTTCCTTGAGTGTACCGAGCCGCTCCTGCACCCGAGACGCGCCTGACACGACACGGCTGTAGGTCGAAGCCACTTGACCCGCACGGGAGTATGCAACGTTGATACCCCGCACCAACCGCCCCAATTTGGCAGCAGCTTCGGGCGAAACAAACGGCAGGCTTTCAAGCTCCGAGGCCGCGCCTGTGATGGTGCTTATTGCACCATTGAGCGGCCCCAGCATGCCATCGAGTCTTTTTCGGCCGGCCTCCCCCGCTGCAACCAGGCTGGACAGTGACGACTCCAGCAGCTCCGTGTAGGCCATAGTCCCTCCTTAAACGTGGGGTTGATCGAACAACTGCGCCGAGGACATGCGCGCAGCGACTTCGCGCTGGAACGCCGCGAACAGATTACGCAAAGGCGCTTCCATTTCGCGCACCAGCTGGGACGGGTCTTTCACATCGCCTTGCACGTCGACCTTGATGCTTGGCGAGAATGAAAACGCCTGATCCACCACCGGCGCCGGTGGTGGCCCTGCCGTCTTGGCAGGCTGGGCTACCTCGGGCTGCTTGGGCGCCGGCGGAGCCGCTTTTGCCATATCCCGCACCACGTCACCCAGCCCGGCAGGCGGCTGGGCTTGAGGCTGCGGCCGCACCAGATCGGCACCAGGGAACCGCACCTTGTTGGCCGCCAGAGCTGGCACCAGGAACGGGGCTTTCGATGCCGGGCCGCGCGGGTCATACGACACTGCCGGATCAGCCTTGACCGGAGCCGTGGCGGGCTCAGGCTCGACTCCCTTGGCTGGCATCACCGTTACGCGTAACGCCTCACCCAGCGCCGGCGGCGATTCCGGCTCGGCTTGACCGTCCGCCGACTCGTCGCCGAACCAGCGCTTGCCCAGCCAGCCACCAATGGACTCGCCCCCCATACCGCCCAGGACGGCGCCGACCGCGCCGCCCACGGCGGTACCGATCACCGGCACCACGGAGCCAATGGCCGCCCCAGCTGCAGCACCGGCAAGGGTGCCCGCCAGGCTACCGGCGGCGCCGCCGTACCCCTCGGCCTTTTCGTCCTGGCTCTTGGCGTTCAGCGCAACATCGAGCGCCGTTGTGCCGGCGTCCATGATGGTGCCACCCGGCAGGCGCTTGGCCAGGCGAGTTATGCCCCGCACTGAGCGCGCCACCTTGCCCAGGTCATCGGTGGCAGCCAGGGCCGACAACGCTGCAGGCAGCGGCCGAACCTTGGCCACGGCTGCCTTGGGCGGCTTTGGGGCATCAGCTGCCGGCGCAGGCCCCACTGGGGCGCCCTGTCGCGCTGCGCGCCGTCGCTCCCGGCGGCGACTTCTGCGACTGCCCTTTGCAGGCCCTGCAGGGCCGCTATTTGCAACGCTACCGCCAATCCCGCCTATTGCATCGGCGTTGACCACAAAAACGCGCTGGGTGTCATTGGCGGCTGCGCCGGGGTCATCAGCCTGGCCAGGCTCTTTCGAGCCCGACGAAAACACCTTGCCCAACAGGCCAAGGCCGGTGTCGACCACCTTGTTGCCGGTCTTGGGCAACTTGATCGGCGCCCGTTCGGCCTTGCCGGCGCGACCCGCGAGCCCTTCCAGGCCACGGCCCATGGCGATGTTGAACACCCCGCGCCCGACACGCAGCGCACTGCGCGCACTCAGGAATGCAATTACCGCCGCCGTAATGCCGCCAATCCCCATCGCTATCGACGGGAACTGATCCGACAGCGAGGTGATGCCTCGGGCGACCTTGGTCAGCCCCTGCGCCGCCAGGTCGGTGGCTGGGCGGATGGCATCGCCAATGCTGCGCATTGAGTCGTCCACCGCCTGGCCCAGCTCGGCCCACTGCTGCGCCGAAGTCTCGCGGCGCTCCGCCAGGTTCTTATCGAGGATGCCCGAGGCCTTCTTGGAGTCGGCCTTGAGTTCCTCGTACAGCCCCCGATTCTGCCCGTAGGCAGTGAGCGCCGCCTTGACCTGCATGTCGGCGAAGATATCGCCGGTGCGCAGGGTCTTCTCCAGCGCCTCCAGCGCCGCCTTGGCCTTCTCCGGGTCGACTTCCTTGTCGATCTTGGCCTGGGCATCCTTGATCTGCTTGGCCTTGGCCGGGTCGGTCTTCTCGACGTAACGCATGGCCAGGGCCATCGACGCCTCGATGACGTTCATGCCCTTCTGCAGCCCGGTATTCAGCGACGCCTGATAATCAATACCCACATCGCTGTAAGCCTTCTTGATATCGCCGGCGCCGATCTTCTCCATCCAGTTCTTGAAGTTGTTCGCCGCTTCGTCGGAACTGCCGGCGGTCTTCATCTGGACCTGCAGCATGGAGCCCAGCGAAGTCACCGCATCCAGCCCGGTGATGCCGTTCTTCTCCATGCCGGCCAGCAGTTGCGGGAACCACTTGGCCATGTCGCTGGCCTCGAAGCTGCCCGCCTGGCCTTGGTAGGCGATGGCCTCCAGGGCCTGCTGCATGACCTTGGGGTCGCTGATCTTGGCGTTTTGCTCCAGCGCCTGAATCATCGACGCAGTGTCGACGCCCGAGGCACCTTGACCCACCGCAAACTTGGCCGCGACCGGCGCATACGACAGCGCCTTGTCCAGCTCCATGCCGGCGCCGACCAGCTGGTTGACCAGGTCAGCCACGTCATTGCGCGACATGCCGGTGTCTTTGGCCGTGTCGATCACCGTCCGGCTAAGCTGCTGCTCCTCGGGCTTGTTGGCGATATCGGCCTTGATCGCAATGTCACGGATGACTGCTTGATAATTCGCGCTGATCATCGTCGGCACGGCGGCCGCGCCCGTGGCCACCACCGCCTTGCCGATATTCGACTTGAGCGATTCCTTGCCCGACTGCAGCTGCTGGTGACCCTTGAGCTGCAGATCGGCGGCCCGGGCCTCGCGCCCAAGGCGCTGGTACTCGCGGCCGAGCTTACCGACCTCGACCCCCTGCTTGCGCAAGGAGTCCAGATTGCTGTCCAGTTTGCGCAGCAGCTTGTCGGCGCCGGCCGCGCCACTGTCGTGCGCCCGCTTCCACTCCTCGCGTAGCTTGATGGTTTCGCCAATGGTGCTTTTCAGCACCTTGGCCTTGTTGCCCTTGGCTTCCAGCTTCTGGATGCCGTTTGCGGTCGCCTTGAACGCGGCGCCGAGTGACGACGCGACGGCGCCGCCAATCACCAGCGATAACGCTACCTTGCTTGCCATCGGTTACCCCCTGCGCAAGCTCAATCGGTCAGCCACCAGACCATGTCGGCATAAGACATGGTCATGATTTCAGCGGCCGAGAAATGCAGCTCGGCCGCGAGACGCTTGGCGGCGTGCTTGAGGGTCGCGGGATTACAGTTCGTCCTCTCGCACCAGAAAGTTGTAACCGGTGGCGATGCGGTTGTAGTCCTTGTAGGTGAGGTCTTCCAGATCCTTAACCCCCACTTCGGCCAGGGAGGCGAACAGGTTCAGCTCGCGTTGTTCTTCATCACCGTCAGAAGTCTGACCCGAGTTGCGAATATCCTTCACGGTCGGCGCGCGCAAGGTGATGGTGGCCTGATCAACGCCATTGAGGGTGGTGGGCTTGGACAGGCGAACGGTGACGTTCTCAGCGGTCAGGGTCAGGTACTTCGGGGCTGGCTTGCTCATGAAAGGGCGTCCTTGATTCGGAAAGGGTTGTAAGTGGAAAGGGGGTTACAGGCCGAGGTCGACGCGCTGGCTGGCCAGCTGGTCGACGCCGTCGATGACACGCTTCATGCCGACCGGGTCAATCTCATAGATGACCTCGCCGCCGACTTCGAGCTTGTAGTAGGTGACGGCAATGCCGTGCTTGAGCTCGGCCTTGTCGCCGGCTTTCCAGTCGCCCATGTCCAGCTCTTTCAGGGCGCCGCGCAGGGTGACCACGACCGCTAGGGTTTGGCCCTTCTGGATCTTGAACGAGCCCCGGAAAACGCCGTTGAAGGCGTTGCCGTCCGCCAGGCCGAAGAACTTCAACGAGTCCCCCCGCACACCGGTGGTGGTGAAGTTGGCTTCCATCTTCTCCATGCCCACGTCCATCTCAATCGGCATATCCATGCCGCCTGGGCGGTACTCCTCCATCTTGAGGGCGAGCTTGGGCAGGGTCAGGCTGGGCACATCGCCCTGAAAGCTTTTGCCATCCACGAACAAGTTGGTGTTGGCGAGAATCTGGGGAATGAATGCCATGTGGAGGTCTCCTTAAGCGGCAGCGTTGAGCACTTCGGTCAGCCACTGGTTGGTGACCTCGACGCGGAAGTTGGGGTTTTCGGCCGGCGGTACGTCGGTGAAACGGATGTTCCAGTACACCTTGCCCTGCTCCAGCTGGCTGGCCGTGTTGAGCACCGGGTCGGCGTAGACCTCGAAGTTGATGATTGCGCCTTGGTTCTTGAGGTCGCGCATGAACGCCTGCAGGCCGTCGGTCACGTCCTTGACGTAGGTCGCGGTGATCGAGCGGTCGACCGCCCACTTGTGGCCGTACAGGATCGCGTCCATGACGATATCCATGGTGCGCACGCGGGTGACAAAGGCCCACTTGGCATCGCTCGACAGGGTCCGGTTACCCCACAGGCGATAGCCGTCGTCGCGGATGATGGTCGCGATGTTGGCGTTGTTCAGCAGGTTGGCCCGGCAGGTGTCGTCGCCGTCTAGGAACTCGACCGAACGGGTGGTGCCGGTGATGCCGACGAACTCCTTGTTGGACGGCGAGGCCCAGAAACCGTATTCGGTGTCGGTCCAGGCGAACAGGCCAGCTACCCAGGCCGAAGCCGGGACATCGACAGTGGCATCGGCGGTGGTGTCCCACTGCTGCACGCCAGGGTCGACCATGAATAACCGCTTGGAGCCGAAGTTTTCGGCATACGTCATCGCGGCCTCATCGGTGGTACCGGGGCCATCGATGACAGCCACAGCACGCAGCTTTCCGGCCAGCGCATCCATCGCAGTGGCCACCGCCTGGGTCGCGCTGTGCTTGGGCGCCACGATCAGCCGTGGCTGGGCGTTGAAACGGCTCTTGCCGTCCAGTAGCGCCTGCAGGCCGGTACGCTTGCCGCTGGCCAGCACGCCACCGATGATCGAGGAGGTTTGCGCGGCCGCGTCGACCGCCTTGGCCACGCCGCAACAGACAATCACCGCCTTGGCACGGGTGTAGATGGCCTGGCAGGCCTGGGTGATGGCCGAGCTCTCGCCGAACGCAGCGACCGCCTCGCGCTCGTTGGTGATCAGCACCAGATCGTTGTATTTGGCCGTAGCAGTACCGCCCTCGGTGAAAGTGTCGACCAAGCCAATGATCGAGGACGAAGGCAGCGCGATGCTACGCGCGCCGGTGTCGACGTTCGTTACAGTAACGCCGTGAAAGAATCCAGACATTGGAAAACTCCAGAAAGCACCAGGCCGCGACAGTGCGCGGCCCGAAAACAAAAAAGCCGCATAGCGGCCTTGGGGTAAAGGTGTTGGCAGTAAGGGATCAGGCAGCGCTGCCGACGCCCTCGACACTGGCGCGAATGGCCGTGATGGTAGCGTCAGTCAGCGCTTCCGCATCGTCGTGGCTGGTCGCCTTGAGCACTTGCTGCTTGCCCTTGAGGCGCTGCGCACGAATCGCGTAGAGCGCCGCCTCCCAGGCATTGACCTCGACCAAAATGCTGTCAGCCGACTGTTGTGCCGTCAGCTCCGCGGCATCCGCCCAAGCCTGGACGGATAGCGGCACCTCGCCGGCGTATCCGGCCGCCGCGAAAGCGCGGGCCTCTACTGCCGTACGCTCGTATTCCAACGCTCGCAAGGGATCAACGAGAACCGCAGCGCGCGCCGCATCCGCCGCTTGATCAATCTGTTCAATGGCGACCCGCAAGGCAGCACCCAAGGGAAGGTCAGCAAAAGCGAACCCCGCATAGAACTGACCACCGTAATTGACGCTCAAGCTACGTTTTTGCATTTGCTATCTCCATGGACAGTCGATTAAAGCGAAACCAGGTTGCTAATGAAGTTTCCGAGGTCCTTGGTCAGCGTGCCCGCTGCAACATCGCTGACATAACGGCCGGCGAAGTCGCTGGGGAATGTCGAGGTGCTGCACGCAAAGATAGCGGTGACGTTGCTCACGCCGATCAAGGAGCCAGCCCAGCCGGAACCTTTGGTAACGTTCATTTGCTCAAACACCACATTGAGGGTCACGGGGCGATCCGTGGTCGAACTTGCTCGAATGAGGGCGCCGCTCGACGAGGTGCTGGGCGCCGGGGTAACGCCGTCAGAGGTCGGCAGCACCAGATCGAGATAGCGGAGTGAGATCGTAATGTTACCCAGCGGCAAGCTGAAACCGGCCATCACGTTCGCCGTGATGGCCCCGTTGGCATCAAGGGTCGGGATATAGGCCGGCCTGAATTTCGGCCGTACCCCGTTGACCACCAGGCCCGTGATACGCACGGTTGCGCAACTGGCAACTGGAACTGTCCGCAGATCGTAATCGCCCATCAGCAAGATCAAGCACAGGCCACTCCGAGGCGTCGAGTTAATCGCCTTTTCGAGGGTTCTGAAGGGCGCTGCTTGTGTGCCGGCGTTGGTGTCCAGACCGTTGGCCTGATCGACGTACCAGCTGCGGGTGGTTTCCGGCACAGCGGCAATAGCCGCCGCCACGGCTGAATCGATGGCGCCCTTCTTGCCGTTGAAGTAAGCGATCAAGGCGTTGCTGCTGCTGACAAGGTCAGCGATCTGAGATTCAAGACTCATCGTTAGGCTCCGTAAGTGAGTTTGGTAACGTGTAATTGCAGGGCGATCACCGCTGCGGCGTTGGCTGCGATGGCAGTCAACAGCCCATCGCGACCGCTGTCCTGCCGCTGTTCGTTAAGGATCTGCCGCTCTTTCAGCGCATTGACCTTGTCGCTGATGATCAGTTGCTGCTGCTCCTGACTTTCCAGCCGATCCTGCTGCCTCAGGCCTCGCAGCTGCTCTCCCAGCAGTGCATTAGCCTGAGCCGCCAGCGGCCCGGACAAGCTCAGGCTCAGGCTGGCTTCATTGCTGATGATGGTCACGCTGTCGGCCGGCAGCGCATCCAGAGATAGGTCGTAGGCCAACAAGACGTCCGAGTTCGCCGCCTTGTAGGTCAGGGCCTCGGTCGGATGGGACCACACGGCCAAGAGCGTGCCGTCGGTCAGCTTGAAGCCAATTTCCCGTACCCAGAACGCCTTGGGGCCATCGGCCAACGCGACGATGTGCAGCAGGTTGCTGCTCAGCCGTTCGCCGCCGGTTATGGGGTATTCGGCTACCTGGCTGACCAGGCTTTTCTGATCCGAGTCAGGCCTATAGCCCGACGTGCCCAATACGATGCTGCCGATCCGCGCCGACACGCCGGTATTGTCGGCAGTGAAGATCGCCGACAGGCCAGCTTTCGTGATTACAGGTTGTAACGGGGTACTCATAGAACGGCCTCCATCGTGCCACGCACGAGTGTCAGTACACGGGTCGTACAGGCCACCTGCAGCCCGGTCTCGGTTCGGATAGGTTCGCTCTGCAGCTCGACTGTCTGGCGATCCAGGCACAGCGCGTGAGTGGTACTGGCGACTCGCAGCCGCTGAGCGAAGGTGTCGACCGGCGGCGCAAGCGCTTGGATTGTCTGGCGCATCAGCGCCTGGGCGCGGGTGACGTTGGCCAGAACCAGGCCACCGTCAAAGCGTGCGCCAAGACGGAATTCGTAATGGCTGCGCTCGTTCTTGGCCGCATCGATCAGCGCGCGCAGACGCGCATCCAGCTGCGGCGAGATAATCGAGCCTTCACCCGGACGATTTTCATTGGCCCATGCCGTGACTTGGAACGTGTACGGCGCCGCATTGGGGATCTCGCGCCACTCCTTGTAATCCGCATTGACTCGCACCGCCTTGAGCACCCGCCGGATTGCGCCGACCGTGCCCTTGGTCTTGTGAACAGGGATCGCCTCGCGGATCAGCGCACGGCGCTGGTCGTCGGTGTAAGCCGCTTCCCAGCCGTCAACCTTCCATGCCCAGGCCAGCCAAGGCAGGAAGTTCGGCGGGCACCGGGCCGAGTCGGCCACGCTCCGGATAATGTCCGGGTCAAGGCCAAGGTCGGCGGCCGCCTCCAGGGCGCGCTCCAGCTGGGTGGCGTTGTGCGGTAACAGGCTCATGTCACCACCTTCGAAGTCAGCGTGACCGAGGTGCAGCTGGGGTAATGCCGCTTGTCACACACCACCCCGGCCGCAGGCTGCGTCAAGGTCACGCTACGAATTCCCGTTACGTGTAACGCGGCGTAGATGGCCGACAAGGGCAACTGCCCCTGCAGGCGGCGTGCCTCTGCGATAGCAGCATCCAGGCCAGCCCGCGCCGTGGCCTTCACCACATCCGGGTCTGGCCCTTCCTCGATCTGCAGCTCGGCCTCTACCTTGAACTCACTCGGCATACCGGCGGCCACGCGCGGCCGGTCGGTGATCGGCCGCACATCCTCGGCCGACAAGGCGGCCTTGACCTTGGCCACCAGCTGGTCCACTGGCGTGGTGCTGGTGGTGCTGGGCAGGATGGCCAGCGATACGTCGCCGGGCAGCGGGTTGGCCAAGCCAGCGTCGTAGTCACAGACCACGACAATGGCCCCGGCCGGCAGCTGCGCCCGTACCTCAGGGGCAAGCTCCGCACCGACAAACCGGGGCGAATCGACCGACACGTTGGTCAGCTCAGCCGATGCACTCAGCCCGTGATACTCATAGGCCCCGCTGCTGCCGGCCACTGACAGCGCCTCAAGCGACAGCCGCGTGCGGTAGCGCAGCGCTTCGTCGCCTTCCATCACCGCCTCAACCGGCGGCACCGCATCCGGGTCAGCCGGGCGAATGGTCAGTTTCTCCACGCCGTAGTCAGCGGCGCGGTTGACCAGGTCGTTACCCTTGGCAAAGGCCAGCAAGCTCGCCTTGGCCGCCGCGTTGACCCGCGCACGCGTGAGCATTTCCCGGTAGGCCATGACTTCCATCAGCTTGACCACCGGGTCGGACTCCAAAACCGCTGTCCACTGGTCGCCCATGAACGCCCGGAAGACGCTCAACACCTCCTGATACAGCTCCTCGAAATTTACACTCTCGACCACGTCGGGCGGGGGTAGCAGGGAAAGGTCGATCATGCGGTTACCTCCATGACGGCAGAGCTGCCCAGGTACTCGCCGGTCAGCGTCATGCCGATCTGCCCGTCAAGCACCGAGGTGACCACCACCCGCTCCAGCCTCAAGCGAGGCTCCCAGCGGCCCAGTGAGCGGGCCACCTCGGCCTGCACCGCGCTTTTCCATCCCTCATTGACCGGCATGTCGACGTAACGCCGCAGCTTGCTGCCGTACTCCGGCCGCATGCGGCGGCTGCCGAGTGGCGTGGTCAGAATGTCCTCAATGGATTGGCGCAGGTGATCAAGGCCCGAGATAGATTCGCCGGTGCGGCGATCCAGGCCGATCATGGTCAGCCGTCCAGGCGCTGCAGCTCAGGGTGGTCAGCCAGGAACGCCACCGCCTCGGCGTCATCGGCCGGTACGCTGACGCGCTTGGCCACCACCTTGAATTCGCGCAGGTCCTCGCCCTTGGCCAGGTACAGCGAGCGCGAGGTGTAGACGGTGTCGGCGAAGGTGACCTGCGCCGATGCCTGGGTTACAACCAGAGCAGCCACAGCGGTCGCGTCGGTTGCTTCCGAGGCAGCCGCTTCATCGGTTGAAACAGTTTTCTTGTCAGCCATAAGGCGCTCTCCAGATAAGAGAAAGCCCGCGAATGCGGGCTGTCAGTGCTTGTGATTTGCCGTGTTGCCGGCGGTGTCGATGATCATCCCGCCGCCGTTGATATCGCCCGTTACGCGTAACGCGCCCTTGATCAGCACGTTGCCCTCCAGGGTGATCGACGGTGCCTTGACCGTGGCGGCCTGCGCCTCGGCCGTCAGCGTCGTGGTCTTGGCGTTGATCGTGTCGTCGGTGATAACCGCCTTGCTGCCGCCGACCTCGATGGTGACCGTGCCCGTGGGCAGCTTGATGGTGTAGCTGTTGGCCTCCCAGTCGTAGACCAGGGAACCACCGTCATCGAAACGCCACACCTCGACATGGTCGCGGTTGTCAGGCTGTGGGCCGGCATTGCCATACAGCCCCGGCACGAATGTGCCTTGGGCAGGGTCACCGCTCGGACTGATAAGCGCGCCCTGCTCGCCCAGGCTTGGCGACCGCCAATGACGGGCCTTGCCGGCGCCCAGGGCATGCCACTTCACCCAGGCGCTGACCCAGTCGCTACCGTCCGTCATGCGCAGCCTGCCGGCCACCAAGTCCACAGCCACCACATACCCCTTGATCACCTGGTCGGAAATCATCCGGTCATGCTGCGCAGTCGGGTAGCTCATTCCATGGCCTCCGGATGCTGGTAGTACTGCTCATTCCCCTCCCCAGTGTCCGGGTCGAAGCCGAACAGCACCGGGCCGGGCTCTCGGGGCCACGGCCACTCTTCCTCACCGAGATAGATGACCTGCGTCCACTCGACAACCCATACAGCAAAGCCGTCCAGCTCTGGCCTGCTCCAGTCCCGCTCTGCCCGCACGAATTCAGCGAATTCCACCGGCAAGCCCCAGGACTGCATGCGCAAAAGTACCGCCAACTGGGCAGAGACAAAGGCCGCGACGTGCAAGCAGTTGTCTTCTTCCCCCGGGACAAGCACACGCGCTTCGAACCGAGCTTCTACCGCAACCTCTCCGGTACCGGGATCCTTATCAGCGTTTTCAAACCCGGCCAGCTCCAGCACCACTGCAGGCGACGGTACCACTTCGATACCGCTAGGCATGGTTCCGACATACTGCAAGCCTGGAATAGCCTGCTTGATATGCTCTTCCATGGCCGCATAGACCTGGCCGAGCGGGATAGGATCATCAACCATTGCCTGTTCTCCGAAGGTACTTCTGCAGTTCAAAGTTCAACTCTTGTTCCATGACGACCACCAGGCGCTCGTGAGCGCGACTGGTCCAAGCCTCGAAGTGAGGCCGGACGTCCTCAAGAGAAATCTTCGCCTTCGCCAACGGGAAGCGGCTGTCGTTCTCAGAGATCCAACCAGAGCGGCGACCGCCTCCTCCTGACACCTCGCTATCCGGGTAGGCATCCGCGTCGAAGTGCTTGCTTGCGGTACGGATCCAGATATCCGGATTGCCGCCGTACACCGTCTTGAAAAACGCACCCTGATACTTGCGGCCCGCGACCGAAACGCCTGTCCGGCTCTGCCGTGGCCGGCCCGCTCGACTGGCTTCGATGGGATTGATACCGAACCAGAGCTTGCCCTGACCGCTGCCCGAGACCGGGAACGCCCTCAGCCGCTGTCTCACCGCCGCGATAGCGATGCGCTCCTGGCGGCCTACCTCCCGGGCGATGTGGGTTCGAAGCCAGCGCAGCGTCTTGTTGACTGCCCGTCGCTGCGCGGCATGGGCAGCTTTGGGGACCAGCCTGGTGAAGTCCTGAAAGCCTTTGAGGGCCTGCGCATCCAGCTGCAGCGAGATCAACCCACTGCTGGCCGACTGCTTGTGATAGCTACCAACACTCATACCGCCTTCCTCAAGATCAGCGTTACAAGACCATCGCCTCCAGGCTCGCTGCCGGCGATGGTGTAGATGCCGCCACCGTCCTCTGGCGGTAGATCGATCACTACCCGTTGCTTCACCTCGACACCCGCGTTATCACCAACCCGGATGACCAGGTGCGGCTCTCGCAGCGCGGTTCTGATCTGGCCGAGCTTGGGCTGCAGCCAGGGCGCCGAGAACATCCCGAGAACGGGGCGGCCATCGATTTCCACCGGATCCGCTAGGACGTCGAAGACCACCTCGTCCACGTCATCGATCAGATCGCGGAAAGCCATCGTCAACGCTTCAGGCGGATGATTGCGCGAGGACGAGTAACCAGGTGCAGCGGGTTCGACTGTGCCTCACCGTCTACACCCTTCTTGAAAGGCATCATTTCCAGTTGGCTGTAGTAAGGCAGCCCCTCGGTATTGACCGTATCCATGTAGTCGGCCGGCGCGAAACGGGTGATGCACAGGCCCGGTACACCCTCCGGCACCAGGCGGGCCTCGTCATCCGACACGAAAGAAATGCCGCTCACCTTGCCGCGATAGCGTTCCCAAGTGATGCCGCCGAACTCGAATGCTTCGCGACCATCGGCACGCAGCGCAGCGGCGTATTGTGTACCTTCGTAGGTCTTCTTAACGCTCTGATGCGAGATCAGCGCCCGCCAGAAGTTCTTGCCGCAGAACGCTCGGGCACCGTTGCTGGTAGTCGCCCCCAGCGCCTCCTCCTGTGCATCCAGTGCATCGACACACTTCACCCGAACATCGGTACCTGCGGTACCCAGCTCCATCTCGATCTCGATGGGCTGGAGTCCGAAACGATCATAGATATTGAGCAGCACCGTGCTACCGTCCGCATCCAGAACAACGCCGTTCAGCGCGCCCATGCGATGAAACTCATGCGTTGCGTCCAGCTGGCGACGCGCCCTCGCCAGACGCTTGTTCACAACGTCCTGCACTGCCTGCAGTTCGGTTTGCTCACCGAAAGCACGAATGCCCTGGATCTCATCCGCCTTGATGGCGAAGCGCTCGGGGAGATGCACGGTGTTGAAGGGCAGCAGGATCCGCTTGCTGCCATTGACCACCAGCCCCGAGGTGCCACGCTCACCGGATGGCACCAATGCCAAGGTCTCGCCGTCCTTCTCTACCTGGACAGTCACCGTGGTGACGCCCTCCTCCTCGAACAGCCCCAGCTCGGCCAAACGCCCTGGTACAAAAGGTTGCTCGTTGATCGCAGCGGTGAGCGCTGGGACGGTGAATGCGTTGTCTTCAAAAATATCAATGTCGGCCATGAGCCACTCCAAAAATGCAAAACCCCGCACAAGGCGGGGCTAGGGTGAAAGGGTATCGCTATCAGCGTACGATGATGAACTGGGCCGCCAGGGCCTTCTCCCCGTCAGGATCGAGGCCGGTCAGCAGGGCCTCGCTTACTTCAGCCAGGCGTACGACAGCACGCCCACGGCGCACCACATCAGAGGACGCGACAGAAGCAAACAGGATGCACTTAGCCGTTTCGCTTCCGTCCTCGGCTTCAGGGCTGTACGGGGTGAACTGCCCGCTGGCCGTGAGCTGACCAAGCACCTGGCCAGCCACCAGTGCATCGCCAGGGGCCAATTCGATCACTTCGCGGGAGATCTTGCCTGCGCCCTCGGACAGCAGGAATTCGCCGGCATGCACCGGCTCTACGTAGGTTTTGCTCATGTTCAGGCTCCTTGGCCGGGACGGGGTTGTGTGGCCTGCCGACGGGCAGCCCAGATGCCGCTGGGGTTGGGTGCTTTCGCCTGGACCTTCTCAGGCAGGTCATCGGCTGGAGGCAGGCTGTTGTCGATCTCGAAGCCCTTGCCGTTGCCGACCAGCTTGTCGAACAGACGCACCCGTACTGCAGTTGCATCCAGGCCGGCCTGGACATACTCACCGGTCATCTCGGGCAAGCGGGCTGCTACACAAAGATCCCGCACCGCCTTGGCGCGGGTCAGCGCCGCCTGCACGGTGGCCTCGTCCGCGAGCTTGGTCGAAGCGATCAGCGGCTCGACCAGGTTGCTGATGCCGGCCTGGGTGCAGGCCTTGGTGATCATCAAGGCTAAGGCTGTCGAATCACTGGCTGTCGGCTGCGGTACAGCAGGCTCGTTTTCGGGCTCATTGACAACGGGCTCGGTCGGCTCATCCTTGCTGGCCTTGAGCTGATCCAACAGCGCCTGCGGGGTGTTCCTGTAGCGGGCCATGGCAGCGCCCTGCCCAAGGCAAGCCTGGACCTTGACACCATCGCCGACTTCATCGGCCAGCCCCAGCGCCAGGGCCTCCGAGGCCGTGAGCCAAGTTTCAGCGTTGACCAAACGCCGCAGCTCATCCTCATCAATGTCCGGCGCCTTGGCCTTGTAGGCTGCGATGATCACCTCGAACGCCTGGTCGAGCACATCAGCCACCCGACGCAGCTCGTCCGCATCACCACCAGCCCAGGTATAAGGGTTATGGATCATCAGCATGGCATTCGAGGCCATGACCACGCGGTGAGCACCGCAAACCGCCACGCTGCCTGCACTGGCGGCCAAAGCATCGACCCGACCGGTGCAACGCTCACCCAGACGGCTCAGCGCGTTATGGATGGCGAGGCCCTCGAACAAGTCACCGCCATTGGTGTTGAAGGCCACAACGACCGGAGACACACCGTCGTCCACTGCCTTGAGTTCCTGGATGAACTGGTTGGCGGTGATACCCCAGGCGCCGATCTCGCCGTAGACATAGACCTCGATGACCTTCGAGCCGGCATCACCTTCCGGCGCCGCTGCAGTGATCGAATACCAATGCCCATCCTCGACTGGCAGGAGGGCCTTGGCCTTGTTGAAGATGCGGAAAGGCATCAACGGTTTCATGGTTTCCCCTTCTCATCGGAGTCATCAGGCTCGTCATCAATCGCCGACAAGCCGTTGTATTTGAGGCCCAGGGCATGCGCCCGAGCGATGTCGGTGGCATTCTCTTCGTCCACGATCTCGGCGTCAGTGCCTGAACGCAGGCACATCTCGCTGCGAGAGGTGAAGCCCGCCGCGACCTCGAGCATCCGCGCCTGTACGTCCTGCACCGGCTGGATGTACGCCCAACCCTGTGGCACCCACCGCGTACGCTGATACGTGCGACGGTTCAGGGTGTAGTCCACCAGGTCCAGCGCCCCCGCAAGGACAGCCATGTCCATCCACGCCGCCCGGACCGGGCGACACAACTGATGGACATAGACAGAGAACTGAAGCTGCTCCAGGCGGCGTCGGAATTCGTTCAGCACGACCCGAATGACACGGTCATTTACCCCACGCATGTCGCCGGTCATCAGCTCGTAAGGCAGACCTGCACCAGCGGCAGCGGCCATCAGCTGCTGCCGCATGAAGTCGGGATAGTTGTTGCCGCCGTCGGGTGGGTCGGAAAACTCGACCTGTTCGCCCGGCCCCAGCTCCTGCATCGTGCCGGGCTCCAAGGCCACCATGGGGGTGAAAGCATCACGGTCGTGAACAACCGGCGCACCAATGAGCATGTCCATTGGCGGACCACCCAGCCCCTCCGGCGCCGGCTTGCGAACGAAACCAGCGAACAGGTTGGCCACTTCCTGCCGGAAGAGCACCGCATCGTCGTAGTTATCCAGGCTGCGCAGGCGTTTCAAGATCGGCGCCAACCTGGGGACGCCACGCAACTGGCCGGGCTCCAACGGCTCGAAGATATGCAGCATCTGCTCGGCCGGCACTCGCACAAGCGGGTTGTAACCGGCGTTGAGCGAGGCCTTGTCGCTGGGATGGTTGCGGTAGCACCAGTAAGCCACCCTGCGGCCAATGCCATTGAACTCAATGCCGGCCCGTATGGTGTTGCCGGAGCGTGTCACCTCGAACTTGTCGTGGGGCACGAATTCCGGGGCGAGACACTGCACCTGCAGCGGCACCGCCAAGCCATCTTCCAGCCGGCGGGGGCGCAAGCGCACGAAACATTCACCGGACTGCTCAACCGTGCGCGCCACCAGGGCCTGCTGGCCGTAGAAGTCGGTGCGTTCGTCGGCGTCCGACTCGTCCACCCAGTCCTCCCACAGTTCCTGCATCGCCTTGCGTAGGGCCTTGTCGAGCAACCGTGGTTGCGGCGTGATGCCGGTGCCGATCAGGTTGCTGACCCGTTTATCAATGACGTTGGCCGCATACGGATCGTTGCGTACTGCAGCCCGTGAACGTGACCGCAGATTGCGAAGGGCCGGCATGATCAGGCTGTTGGGGCCAGTATCCGGCGCATCCCAGCCAGAGGAACGCCGCCCCTCGGCAGCGCCCTCATAGCTGGCCTTGATCCGCTCAGGCACCAGAAGCCCCGAGCGCGTGGAGATGTAGCGTCCGCTCACAAGCCCTTACCTCCATGGTGGAGGCGAACTACGCGGGAGCGCGGGCCGGCCGACTGGGCCAGCTCAGTACGGATCAGGTCGCGAGCCTTAATCAGCTCGTCTACAGTCCGATATTCGACGGTACGGTCGCTATAGCGAACGACCCGTTCGCCACGCGCAATCGCACGCTCGACAGCCGCGAGGTGTGCCTGGGTGTATGCCATGTCAGCGTCTCTTCAGATAGCCGCTACTGGAGCTGCGGCGTTGCATTGGTTGAGGTGCCGGGTGCGGCGGCGGCGGAGTTGCCCGTGGAGCGGGCCGAGCTGGGGGCGGTGTCGCGGACACTGGCTCGTCGTCCTCATCCTCATCGCATCCGTGCTCGGTGACAGGTTGCTTTGCAGGTGATGGCTCATCAAACAGACTGACCTGGGCCATCGCTTGGCGCAGCTTGTCCCAGTCCTGTTCGCCGTAGCGATGCAGCCCGAGATAGTTCGCCATAGCCAGGTTGTACACCTGAAGGTCCAGCGCCTCGTTGCGGTCGGCCTTGCCCTTGACCCACTCGATTCGCTTGTAGCCCTTCACATAGCGGGCGATCTTGCGTTCGGCCACGCACTGCTGGAAGAACTCGTCCGGCAAGTCTTTGGCGAAGTGCACCGCTCCAGGCCCAGATTCGAAACTGTACCGGTTGTAGATCCAGTCCTTGGCCGTGTCGGTACCAACCATCCATAGCTCAGCGCCGTTACGCTCGGTCTGGCCCTTCCAAGTGACATCCACCAAGGAAGGTCGCTGAGCGATCACGGGGCGCCCGGGTTTGCTCGCACCTTTCAGCGCGAAAACGTTGCGCCAACGGCGCACGCGGCAGAATTGGTACACCTCATGGGTGTGATGACCACCGGAGTCGATACCCGTAGCCACAATGCCGAGGGCGACACCGCAAGGATGGCGATAACGGGCTTTCAGCAGCTCATCGAGCAGTTCCCAGGTTCGCTGGTCTGCTGGATCTCCAGGGATCACCTTGAAGTCTACAATCCAGCGCTCCATCCCTACGCCCCAGCCGATGACCATCACCTCCAATCGGTTGGCCTGGACGTCGACGGAGCAGGTCAGCACCAGGACGCCAAGCGTCAGGGTACCGAGCACATAATCTTCCTGCAGGGCTCGGGCTTGCAGGACCTCGGCCTTGGTTTGCTCTACCGCGCTATCCCATACCTTCGCCAATCGGGTGTTGTAGAACACCTGCATGGGCTCAAGATCGCCACGGTCCTGAGCGCGCCTGGCCTTCTCGAACTGCTTGGCCAAATCAGCCCATGAGGTCCAACCAAGCGGGGCATACAGAGCGTTGAGGTGGAAACCAACCGTTTCACCATCACCCTGGGCGTGCGAGCGCCATTCACCCTTGGCAAGCATCTCGCCCTTGTGGTGCTCCTCGATCAGCACATCGCAATCAGACGAAGAACACTTGTAATGGACGGTCTGGAAGTCGGCCGAGTACAACAGACACTCCCACTCCAGCACCTGCATATGACCGCAGGTTGGACAGGGCACGTAGTAATGTCGCTGGTCGCTGGTCTCGAACAAGTCGGCGATGCGAGAAGCGCCCTTGATGGTTGGCGAGCTGGAGAAGTAAAACTTCGCGTTGCGCCCAAAGGTACTGCCCCGCGTCTCCGCAAGCTCGATGGGATCCCCTTCCTCATCGACATCCACATCCCATCGGTCGATCTCATCACCGTAGATGTATTTCGCAGCGAGCTCGGCCAGGTTGGAGGCCGAACCAGCCGTGGTCGCGTACAGCGTACCGCCCTCAAACTCTTTGGTATCCATGGTGTTGCGGGCATCCCGTGACCGGGAGGCCGCTACACGCTCTTTCAACTCAGGAGTCACGGCGATGGTTTTTCCGATCCGAGCAGAAACCCGCTTGGCCAGGGCCAGGCTGGGCAGCAAGGTCAAGATGTTGGACGGAGACATGTGGATCAGCGCCCCTATCCAGTTCAGGGCGATCTGCGTTTTCATGAGCTGCGAGGCGACCATGGTGATGACGCGCTTGCAGGGGTGCGCTGGTGAGAGACAGCGCATAGGTTCACGGGCATAAGGCGTCCGTGCTGTGCGGTATTTGCCGGGCTCGGCTGCGCCGGTATCACGCGGTATCCGCATGTACTCGTCAGACCATTCGTCCACCCACAATTGAGGGTCAGGCTTCAGCCCACGGCCATACGCTTCGCGGTACACCTTCGCACCGTCCGCGTATCCGGAGGGCATAGGCTCAGCTCTGTGTTATGGCTTGCTTAAGATCGGCGCCGCTCATCTTCGCCGCGTCTTCGAAGACTTGGCGGAACGCGCCCGTGAGACGTTTTTCGATTTCCCAAGAATCATTCATACCCGCCAGTTCAGCAGCGAGCTGCGGAGCAAGACCGAACACTAGATCCCGGAGCGTACGGCCAGCAGCGAAGGCGGCATCCTCTACAGACTTGCGCTCCACCAAGCTGCCCTGGACCTTGTTGAACTCAGCCTCGGCGAGCTGGGCAAGGTAGAACTCGCGGTGCGCCCTCGCCTTCTGGAAGTCCAGCCCCTTGCCTTGCTGCTGAACCAGTGGCTGCACCGCAGGTGTGTCGCCGCCTGGTTGAAGGTGGCTGCGTACATCACGCTCGACCCGGTTTTCTTCATGCCGGGCCGCGACGGCAGCCTTGCTTGGGTCGGCGGACTCTGCCAGCAGCGCCTCGGTGGCTTCGACGTCGACCTTACCGTCGGCGGAGAGTACCAAGCGGTCCTGGCTGGCCAGTTTTGAAACGTAGGATTTCGACCACCCCCGTCGGGCGGCGAACTCCGATTTGGTCAGAAGCTCCATGCTGAAATGTCCAATTCACCCAATAAATTCTGGGGGTTAACCAGTTCACCGCAGTTCACTAAGCTGGTGAACCACCCGCTAACGAAGAAGCGCGGGTTTCCTGCCCCGTACCCCGGCCATACCGCCAGGGTCCCCCGCCCCGCCGGGGCTGGCGACCGCATCACTGACCAGGTTCGCCGCTCCGGGGCGCGACGTCGCAGACGCCCAGGCGCTTGGCGACCCAGCGCTTGTACAAGCCGATGGCGACATCCGCACCAGCAGTGGCAGTGAGGCAACCGATGGCGCTAGCCGACCACATGGACATGCCGGCCGAGTACAGCAGCATGATGGTCGACAGCCCGCACACGACACAGGCGCCGGAGCGCAGCAGCACCTGGCGGAAAATGAACCAGCCGCTAACGCCGGCCATGTCGGCCCGCCACATCTCGCCTGAGACCCCGCCGACCAGGGACAGGAAGATCACCAGCCAGATCGGCATCTCAACTAACGCTTGTTGCTCGCTGTTCATCGAATCCCCCAAATGCAAAAACCCCGGCGCCAGGGCCGGGGTTTTCAGTGTTTGGCGGGCCGCTTTGTGCGCCCGCACGTCTCGAAGATGGGTACATTTTGCAGGTCGAGTTTCCTGGCAGCAAGCTAGTTTTAATGCCACCCGGCAATAAGGGGTAAACGCATGGGTAATGTCTGGAGAATATCGGGAGAATACACCACACCGGCTTAACTTCACTTTGGCGCTGCCCCAAAGGTCCCAAGTGGTACGGCGATGGTGGGACATGCGCAACCCTTGAAATTCAAGGGCTGTCCCACCGTCTAACTATTTAATCCCTTTCCCCGTGTAAAGAGAGGTATTTAAAGCACGCTGCGCGCAACGCGCGCGTAATGCGTTGTACGCGCCTTACGTGCGCCCGCTTGGGCGGATGGTGGGACAGTGGGACAACCCGCAAGCTGCGCGGGCTTGGCGTGGGCTGACCTGCAATAAACACGGCAGGACTACAGCGGGACGGTAGGACCAGAAGTGGCGGATCATGCAGCCTTCTTCCCTTTCAGCAAACCTTGAATGGCCACATGGGCCTGATGCAGGCGCTCATAGTACGTCTTTCTACTGCACCTGCAATAAGCTATTTTCTGTTCAAGAAGGCTGTCTTGATTGCAGTAGTGTTCTTTGACAATGACATACAGCTGGGGCTCTAGGTGCTTGTTCACAATAATCTCGATATCCGCAGATTCATCAAGAAGCACACGACTTCCCCTGGTGCCTCGGATCAGATCACCACGGCAGTCCATGAGGAGCCCGAGCATGCTACCACCACCCGAACCACCACCGTGAACCTCTAGGGTATGGAGTTCTTGCGCCCAAAGCTTGAGCATCTCATCTATGTGCTTGATCAAAAGCACTCCTCCTTCGGCTGCGTGGACTGCTCCAAGGCGCTGCGCCCCCAGCCATCAGGCTTCTGATAGGCCCAGGGCCGCTTACCGCTCTTTGGCAGCGCTGCCAGCCGACGACGCCGCCAACCCAGGCGGTGCATGATCGATCCCACACGCATCTGCTCGGGCTTGCCCCAGTGGCCAGGGTCCAGGTTCAGCGCCTGCCCCAATACTTCGCTTCCGGTGACCGTCTCACCGGCCTGGGATTCCTCCAGCCATTTGAGGATCGGTCCCTCCCATTCATCCACCACGAAGCGCTCTTCCTGCTCCGCAGTGAACAGTTCTTCCTCCTCACGGGTAACCCACCAGATATCGCCGGCTTGGTAGCAGAACATGGCCTCAGCCCACAGCTGATCGCGGACTCGGCGCAATGCCTCTAGGTCCACCTTGACGCAAGCGACCGGCCAATAGCGCCGGTTACCGGTCGCGTCCTTGAGGTATTCATCCTGGTTGGTGGTCCCCGCGAAAACACACTGGCGTGGCACGTCGCTCGTTCTTCGTCCATAGCTTTCGCGGTAGGTGTCGATAGATGCCGAGAAGAATTGCTTGGCTTTGGTGCTCTCTGCCTTGTTGAAGCTGTCCAATTCGCCCAGCTCGACGATCCACTTACCCCGGATGGCTTGGAATGCGTCCTTGTCCCCCAGGGTGAACGGTGTATCCATGAACCAGTCGCCACCAAGGACGCCCAAGGCCGAGGACTTACCCGCGCCTTGCGCACCTTCGAGGATCAGCACCGCGTCCGCTTTACAGCCGGGCTTCATCACCCGCGCCACCGCCGATATCATCCAGCGCTTGCCCACCTTGGAGCTGTATTCATTCCGGGGGACACCGAAGATCTCATGCAGCCAGCGCTCCAAGCGCGGAACACGATCCCATTCGAGCTTGGCCAAGTAGGTGCATACCGGATGGAAGGCATTGTCGTGCGCGACGACACTGACCGCTTCGACCACATGAGAGGCCTTCACGCGCAGGCCCTGCTGAGCCAACCACTTCATCACGCGCATGTCGTCGATGTCGCTCCACTCCCCCGGCACACCGCCATAAGGCGCTGCACGAAGGCGCATGATCTTGGAGCTGAAGGCGTTGTAACCGATCACCCCGCTCCAGCGCTCATCATTGGCCAGGATCAGCTCGACGTTCTGCATATGGGCGATCAGGGCACCACTCTCGGTCCTGGCTAGCATGTCCTTCCAGCCACCGGTAGCCGGTGGTTTGATCACTGCCGTGACTTGCCGGCGAACGGCCTCAAGGCCTTCAGCGCAATGCAGGTCGTTGAAGTCTGTCCACTTAACCTCACGCTCAGCCGAGAAGATCGGGCCGACCACCTGGCCACCCACAACCACCGCAGCATTGTTGGCCTTTTCCTCACCAGGGTTCCAGGGTTCGCCCGTCGGCCGCTTGGTCTTCCAGTCGTCATCGCGGCAGATGATGATGGACCGACCAGGGAAGCGTTCACGCATATGCTTGGCGACCGCCATCAGGTTGCCCGCATCGAAGGCAATGGCCACCGCCTGGGAGGTCGCCATGTGCAGGCTAGCGCCGGTGGCGTAGCCCTCACACACCAGCACAGGCTCACCGGGCTCAGGATGGCCACCAATCATGTGGAAAGCACCATCCTTGGCCATGCCATGCGGCCAGTAGGACTTGTCCCGCCCGGTATCATCTTGGACAGCCGGGAAAATCACCTGCAGGCCGACAATGGCGTCCTGAGCATTCTGCATCGGAACCAGCACCGCGCCCGACTTCGGCGCATAACGGACGCCGAAACCGACAACCTGCTTTCGATCCAGGTAGGCGCTACGCCCCTTTTCGGGCATACGCTTGAACAGCGCTTCCGCACGCTTGGCCGCACGGCGTGCAGCGTTCGCGGCGATCTCGGCAGCACGCCGTTTGGCGTCAGCCTGCCGGGCGCGCATCACTTCACGCTCGTCCGGGGTCAGCCCTCGGCCGTCGGTCTTCACCTTCTGCGTTTCGCCCAGGCGCCAATCGCCAAAGCTTCCGAATATAAGGGTTTGCCCCTTCTCGGCCAGATGCTCATGCAGCACATACCAACCGTTCTTTTCCTTGCCCTTGTCATCCTTGGTGCGGCAGCGGGTCAGCTTGCCGAAGATCAAAGGCTGGTCAGGCTGAAGGCCGTAGTCATGCAACTGGTCAAGAACCTTATCCAGCATAGCGAGCCCCTTTCTTCTCGAAGTATCCCTGGCATTCGATGCAGCGCTGGCAACCTTGCACAGCTAACCGGCGCGGCTCAGGGATGGAGCCCCCACAACCAACGCAATCTTCCAGTGACTCACACTCGGGCGCAGGCAAGCGTGCCGACAGAACCAGGTCCAGGTGCCATTGGGTGCGATCATTCGCCAGATCTGCGATATCAGCCACGACGATCCCCCCGAGTGGTCTGGTTGACGTACTCGGCACGGCGATACATGCCGAGCAGCCCCTGGATGCCTCGGAACACCTGATTTTGGATCTCAGCCAGCTCCTGATCGTCGACTTTTCCATCACCGATGCTACGGGCCCAGGTTTCGGCCAGATTGGCGACCTGCCGGAAGAACTCGGCAAGGCCTATCGTCAATGTTTCAGGAATGTCATGGGTATAGGCATCAGACAGCTCTTGCCAGATGGTGTCGCCAACAAGGGCGTGGATCGAGTCAAGAATGCGTGGGTCTTTGGTCAGCTCCAGGATCTCACTGAATTCTTGAACGTTGACAATATGAGTGGGATGGGTAGGAGACAGCTTGTGCTGGAGGGTAGTGGCATTACGGCCGGTGGTGGCGGCAATGGCGGCAGCACCGCCTGTGTAGTCCCGCACAGCGTGGTACAGCGCGAGTTCGAGCGGAAGCACTTCGCGCTTGGCGCGCTCAATGCAGCTCATTGCAATTCGGCTCATGGCGTTGGTCCTTGTCGGTAGCCAGTGCCTGCGGCGTGTTGTGGTGAAACCAGCACCGCATAGCGTTGTAGGTGTGCAATAGCCGGCCCATCAAGGGCAGAAACGGCCTCAGGCCGGGGCGGCGCTCCATTGACCAGCCCCGGCGATACAACCACCTCCCGTGGTGAAGGAGGTGACACCCAGGCTCCCTGCCTGGGCGTTACGATCAAGGTGAGTGGACCTATGTGGTGTGCCCGACTACCTATCACGCGAACCGGCAGCATCGTGGTGCTACTGCCGGGTTTGGAAGGCGATCACTCGCCTTCCCTTCTGGCACATGGCATTACGCCACTAAAGCTGCCAGTGCCAGCGACAAGCGGTGGTGTTACACTCGCCGCGTGGCTCGCTAAGAGCCATTGCCAGTGATGTCGCCCGACTATCACTGGCACCCCGCCGCCCTATCTGTGGTGGAGAAAGGCGGCACCCCAGGCACTTGTGCCTGGACCCCCGGGTTCAAGGACAGTAGTTTCGTGGTGTGCACCACATCCTTGAACGCGGCCCGGTAGCACTGTGGTGGTGCTACCGGGGGAAACCAGGCGATCTTCGGGTCGCCTTTTTTCTTTGTATGCTGGCCTATGCCGCTCGCGGCTCATCCAGTTCGGGCGGAAAAACATCATCCAGCCCACATTCCGCCCCCAAGTCGTTTAGAGCCGCGGTAATGGCGCGACACTCACTCAGCCCCGGCATACGAAGCCCAGACTCATAGTTACTCAATCGGGCTTGAGTCCATCCCAACCGAGCAACCAGGTCCCTTTGCTTGATGCCAGCGCTTTTTCTGATCTCAGCGATACGATTCATAAGAAGACTCCGGTTGACTCGCTGACGAAGATAACACGCACCGTGGATTAATCAACACGGTTAGTGCAAAAAAAACATTTCGGTACGTGATAAAAAACAGGGATGAAGACACTCGCACAACGCATCAAGCACTTCCGCAAGGCCAAGGGCCTAAGCCAGCAACAACTGGCCCACGCCTGCGGCTGGGAATCTCAATCTCGCATAGGCAACTATGAACGAGGCATCCGAGAGCCCAATCTCGCAGACATTGAAAAGATGGCGAGCGCGCTGAAAATAACCATGGGAGAACTGCTGCCTGGCTCTAGCCCGGCCGAAGCGCCGCCCAGCGTCAACATTACATTCGCAAGACGGGCCTTGGAGGGCGCGGTGCCGGTAGTAGGCTATGCACAACTAGGGACTGACGGATACTTTGAGGCCCTAGATTTTCCAACCGGGCATGGGGATGGGTACCTCAACATCCATAGCGATGACCCTGACGCCTATGGCTTGAAGGTAACCGGCGACAGCATGCACCCGAGGATTAAAAACGGGGAATACGTGCTGGTGGAGCCCAGCAAAAGCTATTACAGCGGCGACGAAGTGCTGGTCAGAACAACGCACGGCAGGACCATGATCAAGGAGTTCATATACCTGCGCGACGGCATGTATCGATTCGACAGCGTCAACGCTGACCACGCCCCGATCCATGTCGATGAGGACGAAATTGAACACATCCACCTGGTTGGCGGCATCCTAAAATCATCACGATTCCTGCACAGCCCCAAAAAATAAAACAGTTCGTGTTGACATAGCGCAGCACGGTACGTGATATTTGCCTCACTCTTCCACCACAGAGTGAGGCACCACCATGCACACCACCGCATCACTGCACGTCCATCCGGCCGCTGCATCCATCGATCTGATTTTCAAGATCCGCCGCCTGGCCAAGCAATACGGCTGCGCGTTTGGCACCACCAAGCGCTCGACGGCTAGCCTTAGCAAAGGGGGGGCACAATCTGCCCACCCTTGCATCCGCCCAGTAACTCCCAATGACGGAGGGCATGCGGCGTGACCCATCCCATTCATCGCACCTTTGAAAACCACAACATCCGCCTCCTTTTGATCAATGGCGAACCCTGGTTTGTGGCGAACGACGTTTCTGCCGCATTGCTGTACAGCGAAGCATCGGCCATGACCCGCCATCTGGACGATGATGAAAAGGGTCTGTCGAATGTGCAGACCCCTGGCGGTGAACAAGAGATGCTGGCGATCAATGAATCCGGCCTGTTCTCTGCAATCCTTCGCAGTCGCAAGCCAGAGGCTAAGCGTTTCAAAAAGTGGGTGACGGGCGAAGTGCTTCCGAGCCTACGCAAACACGGCTCCTACTCCATCACCGACACAGCCGAAGTGCAGCAGCCGGTACCCATGGCCGAGCACATCGAGGCCGACCGCATCGTCAGCGCAGGCCGTGTGTTCAACACTATGTTCCGTACTGGCCGGGTCATTGGCATGAACCGGCGCATGGCCGCGTCCCGAGCCAACCAAGCCACGCAGCGCTGCACCGGGGTCGACCTGATTGCCGAGATGGGTGCCAGCGACTGGATTGACAGCGCGGACACCCCAACCCCGAATCGCCGCCAGTACCAGCTCCAGCAGCAACTCCGCTCGCACCTGGCCGAGAACGACTGGCCCCTAGTGGTAACCGGTCCAGGCCTGATCGAGGCGCTCGGCCTGACTGAAGACCGCGCCAATCAGATGGCGATCGGTCAGTGTCTGCCGCTACTCGGTTATCGCCGGGTACGGCTACCCGCTAACAAGGGCATTCGTCCGTGGGGCTATGCCCTGCAACAAACCGCCGTCATCGAGGAGCTGTCCGCATGAGCTTTGCACTGAGCCATAACGCCTTTGCCTGCCTTAAGGCGCAGACCATGTCGGCGCTGATTGAAAACTGACCCACCCTGCCGATTGAAAAATGACCCAGGGCTGCTTGCC